ACAAACTCGACGAGTTTAGTTGGACCATTTTTTATTCAGTACATAGATCAGGCATCGATTGGTGATTACTATGAGGTTTTAGTTACGACTAGTTCTCTAAATACATATTACGTTCGAGAAGGAGCTTCGTTTTCAATTCAGCGGATTCAGGCTTAAACCATGAGCGAACGCGCGCCACGGAGGTACACGGACGGATCTGTCACCTTTGAAGGTGGCATTGATGCCGGTGTCATGCCGTCTGAGGTGGACAAGAATCAGGTGGCGTTTGCGGTGAATGCCAGCTTCCGGCAGAGTTTCATTTCCCCTCGTCCCGGTTTCATTCAGAAGGATTACAATCTCTGCACCACGATTACAGCGGACAATGCTGAGATTACGGCAGATCAGACCAACGTGACGGCTGATGGATGGTCGGAGAATTGTTATGGCTCTCAAAGTCTGACAGGCACATTCCAGTGCGCGCTTCCGTACATCGGAGACAACGGTCAGACGTTCATTCTGATGCTGATCAGTGGTAAAGTGTGGCTTTACGACTGCCTTCAAAATAACGCCCAGAATTTGACGGTTTCTCCGAATCTTGAGAATCCTTCCAACCTGCTTGATGGATGGATGGTTCAAGCGGAGAACTTTGTCGTCATTCAAGATGGATTCAGCAAGCCGCTGATTTTCAACGGAACGAATCTGCGCCGCGCAACCGACGACGAAATAAAGACCGGGAAGATGATGTCCTACGTCAATGGACGCATCTGGTACGCGCTTCCTGACGGGTTTTCGTTTCGAGCGACTGACATCGTTTATGGGGATGGAACGCGAGCCAGTGTTCTCAAGGAAACCGAGAACACCTTCCTTAATGAGGGCGGAGACTTCGCGGTTCCGTCGGATTCAGGAGGCATCACGGCAATGGCCGTCCCCGGCAATCCAGATACGTCGCTTGGGCAAGGACCGCTTCTTATCTTCACTCCGCGATACGTCTTTAGTATCCAAGCTCCAGTAGATCGTGATACTTGGAAGAACCTGAATTATCCGATTCAGGCTATCAGCTTGCTGACCAGCGGCGCGCTTGGCTCTAGGTCTGCCATCACGGTTAACGGAGACGTTTTCTACCGAGCTGTCGATGGGGTTCGCTCGTTCATCATCGCTCGTCGTTCGTTCAACGATTGGGGGAATACACCCATCAGCAACGAAATCCTAAACATCGCAGAGAACGATCAGACGAATTTGCTGTGGGCCAGTTCTGCGGTCGTGTTCGACAACCGTCTGCTGATGACTGGACAGCCTCGTTACAGGGCTGACGGAGTTATCCACAAGGCGTTGATGGTTCTTGATTTCGATCTGATTACCTCGCTGAGGAAAAAATTTCCTCCTGCTTGGGCTGGAATCTGGACCGGATTGGATGTGTTGCAGATTCTCAAGACCGAGAACGCTTACGGAGACGCTTGTTTCGCAATCGCTCGCGGATCGGACAACACAATCCAGATTTGGGAGGTCAGCAAGACCAGCAAGTTCGATTCGAATCTATCCGATCCAAAGAAGGAGATTCAATGGCTGGTTCAGACTCGCGCCTACAATTTCGAACTTCCGTTTGGACTGAAAAAGCTCGATTCGGGTGACATTTTCATCGACTCGCTAGATGGCAACGTCGGATTCAACGTGGAGTATCGCCCTGACCAATACCCTAGCTGGCTTGAGTGGGCGGAATGGAGTGAGTGCGCGATTACGACGCAGTGTGATAACCTTTGTCCGATAAGCAACTTTCAGCCTCAGTACAGGCCGAAGATGCGGTTGCCAACTCCTACGGATATCCCGTGTAATTCCACGATCAGCACTCCAACCAGGAATCTTTACGAGGTTCAGCTTAACATCTCGATTTCCGGTTACTGCCGCATCAAGAGCATTCGAGTTCACGCTTACGACGTTCAGGAATCTGCCGTTGGCGAGTGCAGGACATTCCAGGGGTGCAAGATTCTTGAAGGTTGCGACATAAATCCACTTCTCTACTCATCGGAATAGCATGCCAAACTTAACCCTCATCACGCTCACAGCTCCAAGCCTTCCGTACAATTATTGTCCGTCCAACTACCAACAGTTGGCCAACGATATCATCGGCGGCACGCAAGCTACGTTTAACAGCGCGATTGGAAACTCATTCTTCAACTTTGGCCCGACTGTTCCTGCGCTGAACAATCAGGTTTATCCGTGGTTGGATAACAACGGCAACTGGTGGGTTTTTCAGGGAGGTTATTGGGCGAGACAAAACCCTGTTGCCGCAGGTGGAAGCGAGCGTCGCATCTTCGTTGGAACAAGTGCCGATGTCCTTTCATACGACGGCGGCGATGGGACGGTTTACTCTGGCAATCCTTACGCCGGTTCAATGTGGGAAATTGACACAGCTTTCGAAGCTCGATTCCCGGTTGGAGTCGGTACGTTCGCGGCGAGCGGAGTTGTCAGCGTCAACGGAACAACCACCTCGACCGCTGTTGCCGGTGAGGACAAGCATACGCTTGTTACATCGGAAATGCCGTCGCATACGCACCAGATTCTCGACCAGTACATTAACCTCGCCCAACGCGGATCGGCTGACACAAGTGTCTTCAGTGCAACGAATCGCTCGGAAGGAGTGGCCAACCTGTTGCCGACCACATCGGTTGGTGGCGATGCGGCCCATAACAACCTGCCGCCGTTTTACGGTGTTTACTTTATCAAGCGAACTGGCCGAGTCTACTACACCAAATGAAGCTAATCGTTCAGGACATTCGCTCCACAATCGCCCGTGTCATCGGAGTATGTGTCGATGATGCGCGCGTTTATGATTACATCAATCAAGCGTGTCGAAGGCTTCTACACAAGGGTCTGTGGGCTGGATCGTACGGTCGATTCACGGTTACGACCGTTGATGGGTGTATTACTTGGCCGCGAGCGATTGAAACCATTGAGGCTGTCGCCGACTGCTGCGGAACCGGATCGGTAAGAAACCAATGGTATGAATTTCAAGAAACTGGATTTGGACTTCTTGGAAAATGCAACCCGTGCGCCGGAAACCAGCTTGTTGATCGTGGCACTGTTGTTTCTTACCGTGATTTGTCTGGCGGCAATAACAGCTACATTCGAGTTTACCCTGGCGACGCTTCAGATGTCGGCAAAACAATCACGCTCCAAGGATACGACGCGAACGGTCAATGGATTCGCACTCAATCCGGTGGAACATGGATTGACGGCGAAAAGCTGACGCTCGCTCTCCCTTACGTTCAGTCTTCCAAGAAATTTACCGCACTGACTGGCGTCATCAGGGAGGCAACAAATACCGCATCGCGGCTTTACGAGTACAATCAGGCAGTTTTTGCCGAGATTGATCTGGCAGTTTACGACCCTGATGAAACTTTGCCGCAGTATCGTCGTAGCCTGTGGACTGGTCGAAACAGCGATTGCTGCACTCAGACCGTCACGGTTATTGGCAAGATGCGCCACATCAACGCGACGAGCGTCAATGATTACCTCATTCCTCCGTGCGCTGATGCCATCAAGCTGATGGTCATGGCCATTCGAAAGGAAGAGAACGATTTGATTCAGGAAGCAGTGGCCTACGAAGCTAAAGCTGTTCAAGCTGTGCAGGAGCAGACCATGCAGTATCTGGGCGACGCTGTCGCGACGATACGCATGGTCGGTGTAGGATTGAATGGCGGTGGATTCTCGCAATGGTTCTGAACCAAAAGGATAATTTATGGCAATAGGACTTGTAGGTTCAATTTTGGGTGGAGCAGGAATTTCCGCAGCGGGAAGCCTGCTTGGTGGGCTTTTTGGCGGAAAGAAGCCAAAGGTTCCAGAATTGAAGCCGATTGATTTTGCTGGAGAACAGCAAAAGGCGATTCAGCAGAATATCGCATCGCTTGAGCCTGCAACCGAGTTGGCCACCAAGACGACCGCCGCTGAGCAGTCTCAGCTTGAGGCGCAGCTTCGTCGCGCGATTCCTGGCTATGACCAGTTGATTCAGCAGGCTGGCAAGAACATTGGGTCGGCCTTGCGAGGCGAAATCTCACCAGAGGTTTCTGCTCAGGTTCAACGCTCTGCCGCTGGACGAGCTTTGTCTGGAGGATTTGGTGGCGGATCTGGATTTGGACGTGCGCTAACCGCTCGCGACTTGGGGTTGACTGGGATGCAGCTCCAGAATCAGGGTCTTGCTCAAGCTCAGAACTTCATCCAGCAACAGCGGACTTTTGGCATGGCTCAACCGTTCTCGGTGAGCAGCATGTTCATCACGCCGTCTCAACGGATTGGGGCGTTGCAGGAGCAACAGTCCAG